AAAAGTCAGCGTTATTTACGTAGTGTGCCATACATGATATTTTCCTTTGATTAACAAAGCTAACGAGAAGTATACATCAACCAAGTTGTAAAGACAACTTTATCTGTGTTGCAAAAAAGATTTGCTTATTTAGTTGACTTAGGGCATAATTCACTGTGTTAGGGTTGATGCTGAATAGATTAATGTACTGTGTCGTTTCCTTCGACATAAATACCATCTCCCTCTTCTGGTTGAGTTTCCTCCTCCAGAGCATCCCCAAAGATCTCCACAAGCTGTTCGATCTTTTTCTTTGTCTCCTCATCAGGATCTTGTAGAGGCGACGCATCATTGTGCTCTTCTACAATTCTCATATAATGAGGAACGAAGGCAGAATGCATTGCCTTTATAAACATTACATTCTTCTTGTCAATCAGGTAAGAATCGTCTCTCGAAAATTGGCAGAGAGGCGCAGCCGTCACATGTTCTCTCCCCGTCGCAATATTCGGTATCGTCTTCACAACCATCGGATGCAACAATTCAATATAGACATCGTCTTCTTCTTGCAATGCAGATAAGACTTGCTCTCCACTTACGAATTTGACTACAACGAAAACTTCTTTTCCTGTTAGCAAAGTTCTACCTCCACGACTTTCAATTTGAATTCTTCTTCAGCATACGTTTTGTAACGCTCTGCTGCATGGTTCAGCGTATGATTCTTCCAAGACTTCCAATGCAGGTCGTCAGCAAGGTCATAGAGATTACAATGCGTCTTACCGTCTTTCAATCGCAAACCACGTCCAATGGATTGTAGGTTACGAATCTTTGACTTGGATGGTGATGCAAAGATAACGTTCTCGATAGATGGAATGTTAATACCAGTAGAGAACGTACCGTAAGAAGCAATGATGATTGCGTCATCTTCACCTTCTGTGATTTTACGGATTGCTTCACGATCTGCTGTTTCAGTACCACCGTAAACGAAAAAGATTTTACGAGTGTCGTGTGCTTTATCTTTGATTAGATCAAGGAGAACCTTACCGTGTTTCTCAACATACTGAAATAGGACAAGTGTATTACCACCAGATTTGATCGCCAAGTTTCGTATGAATTTATTTCGGGCTTCGTTGCCAACGATAAAATCCATCTCTTCTTGATATGTGTTATTCTTTCTACCCTTGCGAACTTCTTCGGGATACTTCAGAAGGATACAAGTAATATTTAGCGTTGCTAGTTTGTTGGAATCCATCAACGCTTTGGTTGTGGTAACTCTGTGGACTGGTCCAAACATACCCTCAAGAACTAAACGATGAACCTTCTTGTTATCAAGTGTTCCTGTTGTACCAATACGATAACGGATCTTATCCATCTTTTCCATAACTGTTGTTAGGGACTTCGCTTTGAACTGATGAGCCTCGTCACCGAAGATAACATCAAACTGAGCGAACCAAGACTTTGGTTGTAGGTATACTGATTGCCAAGTAGTAATTAGAACGTTTGAGTGTAGGTCTTTAGTGAAACCACTATACAACTTTTGACAGTGACGATCTACATCCCAACCATTGGCAGACGAGTAGTCTTCAAAGTCAGCATACAACTGTTCAACAAGAGATGTCGTTGGAACGATGATAATACACCTACGTTTATTCGCAACGTGGAATCTCATCGTTGTATAAATGATAAATGACTTTCCAGAAGCAGTCGGAGATAATAGGAGTGTCCGCTCCTGAACGAGAGCAGTCTTTACTGCTTCTACTTGATAGTCTCTAATCTCGATTGGTTGACCACGACCCATTGGTTTAAGAGACTTAGCGTATGCCTCTACTTGATCTGCTGTGAAGTCATTAGAGTGACGAACCTCGTTGATGTATTCAACATCATATTCGTTACGAGCAGCAAACTCTTCAACGTATGAAACTAGACCAACATACAAAGTCTTTCTGATTTGATCATACAGACGCACCTTACCATCCCACAAACGTGCTCTGTACTGTGGTGTAAACTTTGCGCCTGGATACTCGTATGTAAAGAAGTCTGCTAATTCTTGTTCAATGCTGGGATCTGAAAAGACTCTTACATAGACTTCGTCTAATTTCTCAATTTTAATCATTACATTCCTGCTAGGAATTTCTTCCATTCAACGGCAGTTTTAATTTGCCAGTCTCTAGCTTTAATCTGTCCGAGGATAGACTCAAGCATATAAATCATCGTTTCAAGATAGTCAATCTTTACCTTCATTGTATTTAGATCGCTATCGCCTGATAAGAATTCATCCATCTCGTTCTTGAGTGGTTTAACTCCTTGCCATTGTGGCCAATCGAGCGCAGTCAACTCTTCACGTGAGAGTTCACCACGATAGTATCTGAATTTGTTTTTGCGTAAGATGTTGTAGTCAGAACTGAACTTGGTATGCTTCAGTTTCACATTGACTAGAAGTTTGACGTACTTAGCGTGTAGCTTTGGTGTAGCGGTGGTAGTCTCACCGAGGTAGTTGTCGTCGATCTCGCAATCGACGTCCCACATATCTTGTAGTTGTTCAATGTTCATAATAACTCCATAAGCCATCTCTGGCTTCAATAATTATAAAAGTTTATACCATCCAAACTTAAATGTTACACTAGCTACGACATATACAACGTCTTCATTAGTGGATGCGAACCTTATCGAATCGATAGTAGTTGGGAACACATCATAGAACTGAAGTGTTTGAATTGGCTGGTTGTTACTATCTAGGATCTGTAGAGTAGCATCAGAGTAGTTCTTAGCAAGTTCGCCATAAGCAGTTGTGTCTCTTGCATTACCAGCGATGTATTGATCATAACTTTCTGGGAACCCTAAAGCAACAATCCAGTTATAAAGTGTTCTGTAGTTCACCATATTCTCATCGACCAAAAACTCCACTGTTAATGGGTCATACTGTAATGTATCACCTGGAACTGGTTGAGTAGAGAATGGTGTGGAGAACGAAGGCTCCCCAAGAGTAATTCCTGGAAGATTTACCTGCTGACAATGGAATGTAATATCAGGTAATTTCGTGATACTAAACTGGAATCCGTTAGGTGATAACGGATTCAAGTTAGCTGGAATGGAAGTTGCCATTACTTATAAGATGGGATTAAGTGTTCTTCGATGTTCGCTTGTTCTGCAGCAATAACATCACCACCAAGAATCTCTTGGACGGTTTTAATGAGTTGTTTATCTTCGACCTTTAGTAAGTCTTGTTCTTTTGCATCAGGAACGATAACAAAACCGTAGTGAGAAACAGACTCACCTTTGTTTGTACCAGTTAGTTTCCAGTGAATACGTGTAATGATACCAGTTTCGGTTTCTTTAACCATACTTCCAGCTTCATGGTTTGCTGGGAATGTTGTAACACGATCTGTTACTTCATAAGAAGTGATTTCCCATGTAAATTTCGTAGCCATATTTTATCCTCTTTGGTTTACCAATCATTATTATTTAGGAAATGAAAAAAGGGAGACCGAAGTCTCCCTTTGAAATACCTATCTTAAAGTAGGTTTCTAACTGATTACAGCAAGTTAGTAACTTTAACTTTGCGGTAGTAGTAGTTGCTATTATTGCTAATAGTACCGTTGCTGTCTTCATTGTCCAATTGAACGAATGGGTTAGCAACTAGACCGTAACGAGTCTTGAAACCAATCTTTGGTTGGAAGCTGTTAGGATCAACTGCACGAACCATTTGCAATGGAACGTATGGGCAGTAGAACAAACCAGCGTCAAAAGCAGAAGCGCCTTTGTAACCAACAACGAAGAATTGGCTGTTAGAAACGTTAGAAGTATATGGGTCAACATAAACTTTGTACTTACCGTTTAGAACACCAGCGAAAGTAGTAGAAGTGTCATCTACAGTCAATGCGTTCTTACCAGTGATACCAGAGTTGTAGTCAAGAACACCAGCCATCGCCAATGCAGAAGCAACGTCTGCAGAAGTGATGATGATGTTACCACGACCACGACGAGTTTGTTGACCGATAGCGTTAGCTTCACGTTCGATTTGGAACATCAAGCCCTTGAACTTTTCAACAGACCAACGACCGTTAGAGTCAACGTCCAAGTCGAAAGTACCTTGAGTAGCAGTACCAACTGCAGCACCAACTTTAGCAGTGTTGTAGATTGTACGGATAACTTCACGGTTGATTTCAGCAAGAATCTCAGTAGACAAGATGTTGCTTAGTTCACCTTCAGCGTCAAGACCGTGAACAGATTTCAAGTCTTGAGCCAATTCGATAGAGTATTCAGCCTTCAAAGCACGAGTCTTTGCAGTAACGGCTGTCTTCTCGATAGAGAATGCCATTTGAGCGAAAGAACCATCACCTTGACCGCCTTGACCCAAACGCTCAGCAGCAACAGTAGAGATTGGGCGACCAACTGCATCGTTACCATCAACGTTAGAACCAGCAGAAGCGTCAGTGCCGTCACCAGAGAAACCAGAATTAGCTTCACGGAACAAGGCTTCAACGCCATCAGGAGTAGTATAGCGAGACTTCATTGCGAAGATCAAGCCAGTTGGTTGAGTCATTGGCTGAACACCAGCAACGTCATAAGCGATCAATTGTGGCATCGCACGGCGAACCAAAGAGATCAATACTGGGTCGAAACCAGCAACACCACCAGTAGCACCGCCACCAACAGTACCGATTTGGCCACCAGTAGAGTTAGTTGGAGCAGTTTCAAACAAGGCTTCAGCTTGCTTTTGCATTTCACGTTCTTGGTTTTCCAATAGAACGGCAGTAACTTCCTTACGGTAGTGATCTTGAATTGGGGCAGAACCTTCGTGGTTCAATACTGGAGCCCACTTTTCCAGCAATTGTTGACGTGTTGTCATTTTTATTTTCCTTTAGGATTGATTATTTGTTGAGAACTGATAGATAAGCAGACATCTTTGGATCAAGCGCCTTTGCAGGTGCTTCTTCCGCCAACATTTCTACTGGAGCATCAGTAACTACAGATTGCTCTGCAATTGTTTTAGTAGTGAAATAGTTTTCACGAATAGTCTTTAGCTTTTGTTCGAAAGACGCTACGTCTTCAAAAGACAATTCTTCAACCAAGCCCAAGAATTTCTCAGTCTCAGTATCAGTCAAGCCTTCAGAGATAGACTTAACCAACTCAGCTTGTTTAGCTTCAGTCAAGCTCTTAGTAAGAGCGATGTTAGCTTCAACTTGCTCGTTTAGTTTTGCTTCGAGTTCAGCAACAGTGTTTTCCATTTCACCAAGAACGTCATAACGCTCTTCTGGAATTTCAACATAGTGCTCTTCGAATAGGTCTTTCATACCAAGGATAAAACTCTCCATGATTTCAGACTTCATACCACGCTCAAGGGCGATTTCATTCTGTGCAATCCACTGCTCGGCGATATAGCCAAGGTATCCATCAACTTGTTCAACAATTCCCTGTGTATTCTGCTCAACTTGCTCAGCAAGTTTAGCTGCGAATTCTTCTTCGATACGTGCAACTTCTTCAGCAACACGTGTAGTGACAGCAGCTTCGAAAATAGTAGTAGCTTTTTCACGGAATTCTTCGGAAAGCTCTTCACCATTCATAAGTGCGTCGATATCTTCTTTAACGCCTTTAACTGCGTTACCTTTACGAACTGGAGACTGGTCACCATTGTGTGGGTTCATCTTACCAGTTGGTGCTTGTTCAGCTTGTTTTTCGTTATCAACGTTATTGCGTGCGCTGTCTGGGTTATCAGCTGGTGATTGTGCTGGAACAGCGTCACCTTGACGAATAACTGATTGATCGCCAGCTGCTGCATTACCAGTAGTAGAATCGCTACCACCTTCTTTGCCAGCAAACTTAGCTTCATTTAATTTTTTAGATTCTGCCAAAATTTCGGCGATTTTTTGTTCGATTGACATCGTTTTCTCCTGTAACTGGATAGTTCTGTTATTTATTTATTATTTATCTGATTTTACTCAGAAAGTGTTGGAAAGCCTGAATCTTTGCTTCCTCTAGATTTCTAGAAGAAGTTTTCTTTACGAAAGATCTTACCTCTTCGATATTTTGTTCCACAAACTTTCCATCAACAAAAATCCACTCTTTGTTCTCCATGATACCACGAACAAACGCATCTGGGGCAGATGGGTCAGCTACGATATCAGCAGCAGTAGACAACATGAAGTCGTCTTGAACAACGTTGACTCCCTCATTATTCATTTTGAGAGAACCCATGGCTCTTGAAGAAACACCAAGGTTTGCGCCACCATCTAGAAGACCTCTAGCAATCTGACCCATTGGAGTTTCTAAAATCTTTGCTTTACCGATCCAGTTAGTACCTTCTTTACGAAGATCAACGATCAGGTGAGACACACGATCCAAGTTAATGGATGGAGTATCTGGGTGTCCAAGTTCACCGTAAGCACGGTTAGACTGAACAGATTCTTTTAGGTAACGACCTACTTCACGATCCATAATGGATTCTTGATACATACGTTTGTTACGATTAACGATGTTTGATTGAAGGAAAATACCTTCAATGAAGTATGTCTTACCTTTACCTAATTTTTCTTCAACAATTAGGTTAGTCGTTTCGAAGACTTCTTTAATAAGTTTCATATTAGACCTTATCTGGAGAACCACTCATTGTGGTAGAAGCACCAACACGAGTCTCGTCGTCGTAAGAACCATAAGTAGCAGTCTCAACTTTAGTATCCCAACCAGCAATCTTACGTAGAACCAAATAACCAGTTACTGGTTTGGCTACATCGTTAACTACAACGATATCCGCTGTGTTGTTGATATTGTCGCTAATACCCATAGTGTTTAAGTCCAATACTGGACCGTTTTCTGGAGCAGCAGAAATAATATTCTTGCCGCCACGTGTGATGCGAACACCAGCACCTAGCGCACCAGTAGAAACGAACTTAACGATGTTTACTGTTGGAGTGCCACCAGAGTGAAGTGCTTGAGTAGCAGCACCTAGTGTGTTAAGAGCCAATGTACCAGACTCAGCCGCAACTGTATCGAAGTGTACAATAACTTCTTGGTTTGTATTTTTAACTGTTGTGAATAGGACAGCCATCTTTATTCCTCTATTTGTTCAAGCACAGATAGAAAGTTCTCTTTGGACTCTCTCATGTACTCAATAATCTCTGTTTGATTACCTAATAAGTTATTTAGGCGTTCTTGCGTTTGCTCGCTAATTGCTACAATGCTATCATCAGCAAGCACATAATGCAGTTTACCTTCAACAATTCTATCAAGTTTATTCAGAGCACGAATGTCTTGAACAACTGGGTCAACGCTGAACATATTGGAAGAAGCAAGTTGGATATATGTTTCGATTAGCGTATCTGTGACTTTAACATCGTGGTATTCTTTAATGATACTGGCGACTTTAGCGTCTGATATTTCCTCGTATAGTTCTTTTGATACTTGTTCTTCTATCTTTTGTGCAGTGTATTCTTGTTTGATGTATTGTCTTGCTTCTTCCAAAGACTTGAATTCTGTGGACTCGCCATCAACCAATACTTGGTTGTTAACCATTTCGATTAGATGTCCATATGAACGGATGCTAGAAGCACCTTCTGTTCGTAGTTGTTTGGCGAAGTCGTAGTAACGCATTACTTTGTCTTTTTCTTTTTCTTGTCATCAGCAGAGATATCGCCACCACCAGCACCACCCATCATATCGCCATCTTTCATGCGCTCTGGATCGTACCCTTCTTCAACTGCCAATTCAGCAGCTGGTGATTCTGTTGCAGCTTCTGGGCTCTTGAACATAGACTGAGCAACGCTAATGCGCATGTCGTCTAATTTAGCAGAGATCTTTTCTGCCATTGCAGTCTGGAATGCAGACTCAGTACCCATTGCATCTTTTTGCAACATTGCAGTTACTAATTGTTTAACTGTTTCACTCATTTCGATTTTCCTTTAGTTTTGTCTTCTGGTTCAGGAGGCTCATTATCATCCATCTGTGGAGCATTGTAAGCCATATAGTTGTCAGATGCAGCTTGTCCAACTGCAGCCAATGTACCATCGAACTCAGCATTCGCCATATGGTAGTCTTCTTCAGAATCCATTTGTTTCTGCATTTCTTCGATGAGTTCTTCATCTTGGAACAGAACGTTCTCTTTGATCCACTGCATAGAGTAGAACTTACCGATATATGGTTCGATTTGTTGTAGAGCGCCCAGACGAGCCATAAGGATTTCATTATCCTTCAGTTCAGCATAGTGGTTATCTTCAACGAAGTCGTAACGAATATCTTGCTTTAGATCTTCCCACTCGTCTGCACGCATAATGTTCTTGGCAATAAGCTGAACACGTAGAGCATCTGTGAAGAAGTTAGCAAAACGTTTACGTAGACGTGCAACAAATTTATGGAACTTAATCTCATCACGGGAGATTTCAGTTGCACGACCAATAGAGAAACCTTGTTGTTCTTGCATACGACCAACAGGTACGTTCAGTGCATGGAACAATTTATTCTGGAAGTATTCGATATCTTGAATATCGCCTAGATTCTGACCACCTGGAAGTGTAGTAATTTCTGTACCCTTACCACCTTCACGGCGAGGCATCCAGAAGTCTTCCATCATAGACATATGCTTACGGTCATCACGAACTTCACCAGTAGTTGCATCATAAACAATCTTATTACGGAACTTGTTCATAATGTCAGTTACATACTGTTCGGCTTTAACCTTAGGTAAGTTACCAACGTCAATGTAGAAAATTCTACGTTCAGGTGCACGACTAATGCGATAGATGACCATTGAGTCTTCGATCATCTTTAATTGGTTTACTGGTTTAATCGCTTTGTGTAGATATGATAACATCATACCTGTGTTAGCGTCTAAGAAACCAGATGGAACATAAACAACTGAGTCTAGGGAGAGTTTAACACCCTGTGTAGTTTGTTCCGTAATTCCTTTATCATTGAACAGATAGTATTCTTCGATCTGTTTAATAACTTCAACACCCTTTGGTGTTCTTTCTTTGATTACGTTCTTGATACGACGAATCTTACGTGGATCAATGTAACGTAGTTCTGCGATACCATTCTTAGGATTCTTTTCATCCAATAGGATCTGGTAATACAAACGACCATCGACATACCAAGTGCGGAAAATGTCATGGCCACGATCATCTAGCTTAATGAGTTTCAATACATTATTGAACTCTTCACGCATCTTTTTCTTGATAGATTCTGAAATCTGTACATCATCTAGATTGATGTTTACGGATTTACCCTTCTCGTCTACGATGATTGCTTCGTTAATAATGTCTTCAATAGCTGAATCACAATCGCTGTACTGAGCAACTTCACGGTAACGACGAAGGAGGTCATTCTCATTCTTAATGACCCCATCCAAATCCATAACCATACCGTAGTATCCACCAGCATTAATACCAGTGTTTACTACGGTGGCACCGTCCTGTGCCGTAGGGGAGACAACGCTCCCGATAGGCAACTCTTTTTTACGGCTTATCTCAAACCCAAAAATTTGCATTATATAACCTTCAGTTTATTATAGAGGGATAGAACCCACTGGAGTATCAACGCTAACGTTAACACCGAATCCAGAAGAAGCACCAGTAGCAGAAGTGAAGAAGTTGTATGTGAATTCCACATCAAACTGTTCAATTGCGTTTTGTTGCTCGTAGTCTAGACCAATAGCACCGATAGATGTTGGGAAAGCATCAACGAACTTATAAGTCTTGATGATTGCGCCATTGCGGTCTAGTTGGTGGATAGACAAGTCAACTTGATAGTCAGAAGGATTAACACGACCATTAGTAGTGTCATAGTTCTGGATACCAGATTGCCATTGTTCCAATGCATTACGGATACCGAAAGTAGTATCGTTATAGATTGTAACAGTCCATGGTTGGAATGTACGCTCACCAGCGAAGTTAACTGGGCGTCCCTTAAACAAGACTGGAATAGTCTCGATAGTTGACGCTGGTAGTTGAGCAGCCTTACACAAGAACTGTGCACGTTGTCCAGCTACCGCACCCAATGTAACGAAGGATGGGAATGTTAGTTCGGCACGGAATTGGTTAGGGCGTGCGCCCCCACCAATCATCTGTGACTTAAAATCAGCAATATTTGCCATTTAATTCTCCTTATTCTCTCTTATTTATTCTCTAATTACGCACCTAACTCAGTGAAGCTAATGCTAGAACGAGCAGCCACGAAGTTTAGAGTAATAAAGTTGATAGAACGGTTTGGCTTAACGAAGATGTCAGCAACAAAGTTGTTAGAGTCAATTACTTGACCAGTGTTGTTAGACTCATCGCACTTAACAGCGAAATCAGTAATACCACGACGACCTTGGATGTCACGTAGGAATGGCTCGATCAAGTTCTTGAACTGAGCACGAGTGAACGGATCGTTAAATTCGAACAATTGATACTTAGCAGCAGTAGCGATAGCCTTTTCCATAACGATGAACAAGCGACGAACGTTGATACGATCGAAAGCAGATGGCTTAGCCAACAATGTCTTGTCACCGAATAGAACAGTACCCTCACCTGGGAATGTAACAACTGGGTTAACACCAGCCTTGTACAATACGTCACGATCTACTTTAGTTGGGTTTAGTGCCAACTTAACAACGTTCTTGATCTGACCACGATTTAGACCAGATGGAGAGAACCATGGGTCGTTAGTGTAATCAGTGCGAGCGCATAGACCAGCAGTATCACCGTTCAATGGGATCCAACGATACTTATCGTTGTAACGATCATATTGGTACTTGTAACCAGAGTCCATAACAGCGTAAGAGCTAGATGGAAGAGCGTTACGGTAAGCAACAATCTTATCAGTAGCAGCAGAACCAGTACCGATAATTGCGTCACCAGAATCTACGTCTTGTGGAGATACAAACACTACGCAGTCCAAACGTGTTTCTGCAACATCACTAATAACGAAATTAGCAACAGTAGTGGAAGCCTTACCTACTGGAATTAGAGAGATGTCATATTGCGCATCATCTGCAAATAATTCATAAGCAGTCATCAACTGACCGTCAGTAGCTGTTAGACCATCAACACCACCAGATAGAGAGTAAGTAGCTTGGTATCCCAAATCATCGAAGTGAACGCTTGATTCACCACCCCAGTTAGTACCAGTCTCTGGATGATCCATCCAGTAGATGTATTCAGAACGAGAGTTGATTACATCTTTATAGTAGTTATTTGTGCCATCAGACTTCTTGTTGTCACGTGCCTTAGAAACGAATGCAAACTTTTCTAGAACAGTACCATTAACGCCAGTCCATAGACCGTTTTCATCGATAACAACAATGTGTAGTTCATCGTTTTCACCAGAAACTAGAGAAGCAAAAGATGAAGTGCTTGGAGCAGTATCAAAATAAGATTTGTATGCCCAAGTATCGAATGTAGAAGAATCTGCAATAGAAACCAATAGGGAGTTACCTAAAGTTCCTGGGTAACGAGCGGCAAATTCACCAACAACACCAGCACCATTAGCAAAATTCAACAAGTAATCGTTAGCATTGTTAATCTTAACACCACCAATAGTAACAACAGCAGTAAATGTTGCAGTAGTTCCAGAGATAGGATCAGCGATGGTAATAGTTGGAGCTTCTGCATATCCAGAACCAGCATCAGTGATAGTCAAACCAGTGATAGAAGAAGAAGCTATTGTTACTGTACCAGCAACAAACCCATTACCACCACCAATTGTGATAGTAGGAGGAGATGTATATCCAGAACCAGCAGTATCGATTACAACTGCAGTGATAGCACCACCACTCTCTTCAACGTGAGCTGTTGGTTGTGAACCACCAGCGACTTGTGGGTCAGAGAAAGATACGATAGAGCCAGAGCTATATCCTGAGCCACCTTGAGAAACTGTAATACCAGTAATACCACCGCCAGATAAACGAGCAGTAGCAGTAGCTTGGATACCACCTTCAATATCTGGTGCGCTAATGCCTACAGATGGAACAGATGTATAACCAGAACCAGCATTAGTGCGAATGAAACTAGTAAGTGTACCAGTTTGAATTGCAACAGCATTGCGTTGTGCGCTAACATCAGCACGGCTAACTAGAAGGTTATTTGTATAAGACAGGAAGTTCGCTGCAGTAAAAAAGTCTTGTGCATTGGCGTCATGTGGCTTACCGAATAAACGAACTAATTCGTTCTCGGAACTGACAGATGTAGGAGCCAAAACTGGACCCCATGCAAACGCACCAGCAAAAGCTCCACGTGAGCTAGACACGGCTGGAACGATTGATGAAAAATCTTTTTCTACGACTGCAACGCCTGGAGATAATTGGAAAGGCATTGTAATTCTCCTTGTTAATAAGTTTTACTTTAGACAGAAAATCGTGTCTACATTTTATTTAGTTTTTACAAGTTTTCAACTCAGAAATTCACTGGGTCGGCATCACCGTCCCCATTGTCATAGAATCCGAATGGCGTCAGTTCCTCTTCGATTGCTTGGATCTGTTTCTTATACATAATCTCTCGGAGGTTTACATTATTTAGCTCTTTGAAATAAGGGTTAGTTGTAAGCCACCCAAAGAGAACCAACGGCATTACCAAATCATCGTGATAGCCTTCGTCTGCAGCGTAAGAACCTTTAACCTCAATGAAAGTAGAGATCTCGGAGATCGTATCAGCATCGTTAACAATCAGCTTATTTTCTTCGACCATCGACTTAAAGTTGTGACACCCAATTCGCTTGACCTTCTTATCAGTGTTAACACCCAGTTGAGTTTTACCTCCACCGAATCCACCACCAATATACTGACCATTAGTGTGTCGGTTCACCATTAGAATGTTCTCGTATTCAAGTTCACTATAAAGGATGTGAGCGACCTGTTCACTAATGTTAGTTTCAATTAAGATATAAGCCTCATTGTATTCCTTACCAACTTTGTATAAAACGTTAGGATACAAGAGAGGACTAATCTCGTTGTTTTTGTACTTACCAACAATACGGTAAGGCACTTCTGTGATGTCGATAATTTGGAAGGCAGAGTTATCTCCACCAACACCCTTAGCAACGTCAGCAATAATACAATATGTATGCCCAGCAGAAGGGCGAACATAAATGTCTAGTCCATCTTTCTGATAGATGATAGGATCCACTGACATCTTTGCAATAACATCGGCGTTAATTAGGGTTAAACTAGAACCCAAGAACTTACAAGCAACCTCTTGGTTGTATTTGAGTTCTCCAAGCATCGCCTTCTGTTCAGCAGCCCATTTCTCATCACGACCTGGAATTTCCCAGTAAGGAATGAATAGAGGCACGAATCCGTTACGACCATTTTCCGCATCATTCCAGAATTTCCAGAAGTGATTGTAACCCAATGGGGTTGAAGAAAGAAGAATTTTTGTAGTCTGACCCGCAGAAATTGTAGGGTAAACAGAAGTAAAGAATTGTTCAGCAACAGTGTTTGGAATAATCGCAGCTTCGTCAACGTACAATAAGTTAACAGACTTACCACGAATACCAGAGGCAGATGTAGCAGCAGTGAAAACCTTAGAGCCGTTCTCTAATTCGATGTCACCCTTGTTCCAAGTTGTAACACCTTGTTGGAGCCACATTGGAAGAGCCTCGTACATTGTCTGGTAACGATCCAAAACTTCACGAGCAGCTGTAGCTTTGTTAGCCAAAATCGCTACGTTCTTGTTTGATTGGAATAGAGTGTACCAGAGAATGTAGGCAGCAGATGTAGTCGTCTTACCCTGCTGACGACCTTCCATAAGAATAACACGTCGGTTATTATGGATGACGTTGATCTTGTTCTTCTGACATTCGTACAGAGCAAACTTAATAAGACCATGGTCTAGAGAAACGATGTAACAGTAATTTTCAATAAAGTAGATTGGGTCTTGAGAGCACTTCATATACTCCTGAACCTGTTCAGATGTATATTGTACCTGAACCCCTGCTGCTTTTAAGTTACCGTTTGAATTATAATTTTCAGATGCCATTAAAAATTGTTTAACCAGTCTTCACTGGAAACTGTTGCTGTAGTTGTATCACCAGTTGCGACATAAGATCTATTCGGGTTATCAAAGTTCTCATTCTGTCCGATATTAGCGTTAACCTCAGTGATAACGTTTCTGTCGGAAACTGGACCAAATAAATTCAACTTCATTTCAAAGTTCAATGTATGTGTTACGAATCGACGTTCTTGGAAAGAACCATCGTATTCATCTTGTACCTGAACACCATTTAGTACGATAGGCACATCGTTTTGCACGCCCATCTCTGGAATAGTGTTGATAGTTAGTGTATATTCTGGAGTAAATGTTGGAAGGATCTGCTCAATAATTTGCAATCCGTCTTCCTGCGTCTTAGTTAGGATATACAAAGATATACCTAGTGTATATGGCACTGGAGTATATACAGTTGCTTGTGCAGTTCCTGTACCAGATTTAATCTGTTGCATACGATTAGTTTTACGAGTAGCATCATAACGATAGTCAGTGATCTCGAAAGACATTCTTGGTAGAGTTGTGTATGTATTGTTCTCTAAGTTTGGATCTCCATCCAAACGAACGATCCACTTTTCCTTAGGTGCGTATGCTAGAGGAACTTGTATGCGCTGAGTAGTAGTACCGTTGACAGAGTCACCTGTTTTACGATCGATATAAACGTCACTGAATAATCTACCGAAGGCTACAATGCTCTTACGGATAATTCCATGATAATAAATGTTTCCGTTAAGCATGGTTGATCTCACCGAATGGGTTGGATTCGTCGAAGTTTATAACAGTAGCTGCTTCTTCTTTGAACTTATTGTTGTCACCGAATGAACTTGGCTTATCAACGTTCGCTTGGATCTCAGTAACAGCAGTAGCACCAACTCCATCACCAGTGATACTTAGTAGAGGTGCTGTTTGATATGCAGTTCCTGCGTTTTCTATGGTGATGCTAGTGATTACACCATTTGTAATCACTGGTGTTAGAACTCCACCACGACCAGTTTCACTTATAACTTCTACAGAAGCTGATGTATATCCAGAACCACCATCAGTTACTGTAACCTTAGTGATTTCACCGTTAGGGTTGCGAGTTGTATTCGTATTGAAAGTCTTAAGAGTCTCGAACGTATCGATAGCAGCAATACCAGTATCGATGGCTTCGGACGCATACTGGAACAATTCAACTTGTAGCTTATACACATATAGCTTACCTAGTTGATAGAATGGGTCTTGGTGTTGTACGAACTTAATTTCGAACAAACCTTTTGATAGTGGGAAATAGATTAAGTCACCTTCATTCGGTCTTGTTGGAACAGTTGTTGCTCCATAACGACCAACGAATTGTTCCCAACGACGACGAGCAACAACTAGAGTTGCAGACTGCTCCACCATTAGACCAAATTTCTGAATGAATGCACCCTGTCCACCGAAAGAGTCGATGTTCTCGAAATACATTTCGATGGGGAATGCTGACTTGAACTCACTTAGACGGTCTTCACCAAGGATTTCGTCTTTAGAAACTAATGTTCTTGGAATGTACATGACCTCGTTGCCGTACATACGCAACGATTCAATGATTAGGTCTTCTACAAGATACTGCTCATTGCGAGTACCGTGTGTGAAGTAAACATTAGTTGTTGTCATTTTATCCCATCATAAAGTTGAGTGGAGCAGACTTGTTTTGTAGTTCGTCTTCCAACTGAGCGATCTCAGTGGTGGCTTCTAGATATAGCTTATCACCATCAAGAGTCACACCACCTGGAAGTTGAATACCAGTAAACTTCTTAATGTTGATAGCCCATTGTTTCTTGAATTGTGCAGTAACATAACGTTTCAACCAAGCCTCATTCCAGATCTTAGACCATTGCGCTGGATCCATTGCACGATAACACTTGATGATAATATAATCACCGAAAGCTACATCAGACTGCCAGTTAATATCAAGATACATGCGATCTTGTAGGCGGTTGAAACGGAAATTATCTTTACCGTTGAGAGTCCAGTCCAATAGGTCTAGATGCTGCATAACAGTAGTATAGTAAATGATAGATGTAGATGTTAGATCATACAAGTCATTCAAACGTAGCTGGTATTGTAGATCGAAGATGTTCTTAGAAGAAGACGCTTGACCGATAGAAAGAACGTCAGTGATACCGTATACGTAATCTGGGATAGTAATGTAACGATTATCATATTCACGTGGAGTAATAGAAACAGTAGTAGCTGTAACAGTATCACCGTGGATAGCCTCGCCAGCTTGAAATGTTCCAACGATATTCTTAACTAGCAATAAAGTGCCAGTAGAAGTGCGATGAGACTCACGAGTAACTGTAGCCTTTGCGCCAGAAGTTGCACCAGTGATATGTTCTTCTAATTTGAATTGATCAGCTACTGAAGTAGTAAGAACGATCTCAGAAGCACGAATCTGTTGCTTCAGATAAACTTCTTCGATACCTTCGTAGTGATATAGACGCCAGTAGTCTAGACACTCATCAATACGGTCTTCTAACTGGTCATCATCGACGTTAATTTCCAACACTGGAGCACCAAGTGCTCTTAGACAGTATTGTTTTAGACCTTCTCTAGTTGTTGGAATAGCCATTTATTATGCCTTGAAGATAGTTGCAGAACCTTTGACAACTGATGTTCCAGAAGAAACAGTTGCTTGGATCAATAAGTTGCCACCAGAAATTGTAGCAGAAATAGCTGTATTAGTAGTAGCTGTCTGTAGATCGCTGTCTGTCAGATAGTTAGATGTGATAGAAGCGTCTGTTCCATCGTGTACTACTAAGAACTTGGCAATTCTATATGCCGTACCATTCTTAATCTGCAATGTAAACTCACCAGAGCGATATGTAGCGATCGGGAAAGAGTAGATAGTGTTTGCAGATGTTCCAGAAGTAGTTGCTGTGAATGAATCGTGTAGGAATAGATCTTGGTGGTTGAAGCCTTTACCCTTAAAGTAACCATATGTTCCAGAGAACACACCATTGGTTTCAGTTCCATCTACATAGAACTCCATCTCAAGAGAATCGTTACCCATAACCAAGGCAGCGTTCTTATCACTACCTTTATAGTAGTGCAAACGAAGACCAATGTCTTTACCATCATCGGAAGTTAAAGTTCCACTAGTTAAATAGTGAAGTTCTAACAATGAGTCGGCATATGAGCTACTCTCAGAGTTAACTGTGATTGTAGTACCGTTAACTGTTAAGTTACCACCAATAATAGTATTACCACCAACGTGGATATTACCACCAATACCAATACCACCAACTACAGTTAATGCGCCTGTAGTTGTACTGCTAGAGTCAGCTGTTCCACTAATAGCAATAGATGTCAATCCAGCAAGAGTAGTAGAAGAACTACCAAGAGCGATAACAGTAGTACCGACTGTGACGTCAGCAGTAGCCCAAGTAGGAGCATAACCAGCACCAGCAGAACGCAAGAACGTACCAGACGCACCAGCAGTAATGAAAGTAGATAAACCAGTATCAGCCTGAATGATCAACTGACCAGCAGAACCACCAGCGATGTTAGTCGCAGTAGTAGCAAGAGTAGAAGAACCTGCAGAAATACTAGAAGCAGCAACCCAAGTTGGTGCACCAGTACCACCTGATACTAGAACCTGTCCTGATGTTCCTGGAGAGTTAAGCGCTAAACCATTAGCTGTAGAATATGGGACTGCACCAGCTGCTGCAGTAAGAGCAGAACCAGTACCACCATAACCAAGACCAACAGCATTACCCTGCCAAGAAGAACCTGTACTGAAAGTTTTATTCAGAGCAGTCTGGACAGAGACGTTGTTGAGCATGGTGGAACCACCACCAGCGGTAGTTCCATCATGTAGACGAATCGTTTTAAGGTCGGTGTCAACGGAAATTTCACCAGCTGCGCCAGTGAACGCATTGTTCTGCGTTGTTGTACCTCGTCTAAATTGTACTTGTGTTGACATAGTTTTCCTCTAATTCGATATATTTAGGCTTGCGCTTCAGACCAGAATAAGTTGACTGAAACGTTTGCAGTGTTTGTAGTAGAAAGGTTCTTAACAACAACAGCCAAAACGTCTGGACCATCTGGGTAGTTAGAATAACCACCGATAGCAGAGTTTGTTAGTTCTTTCAACTGAGATAAGTCAATCTCAGCGAAACCATTTGGCTGACCAAGTGTAGAGAAGTTCTGCTCACCTGGAGTTGCTGCAGTAGATGTGCTTGTAGAAATCTGAGCGAACGATGGTTGTGAACCAAGAGCAGCAGTGTTAACCGCAGTCCAAGTTAATGTAGACGCATCAATATTTCCTGGATTCAGGATACCGTATACCTGAACAGACTGGTCAGACTGTACTTGAAGTTTTTGTAGAAGCAACTGAGAACGGTTAATCAAGTCACGATCACCGAACGCACCAGCGATTGAGTTTGACACAGATGGAGCCAAACGTAAGAAGAACTGTGTCTCGCTAGAGTTAGCTGCAATCTGGTTTGCAATACCAGCATAGTTAAAGTAGTAACCACGATCTGAGTCGAAGTTACCGTCGATGATATAAGATGAACCCCAGTGGTTAACAATTGGAGAGCAAGTGCAACTAATCATTGTTACCGCAGTATAACCATTACCTACTGAGTGAACTGATGCGCTAGCTCCAGAGAATGTTTTATTAGAACCTCCGACAAACATTGTGAATGATGCACCACGAGTACATCCTGTTAGTGTATTACCAGATTTACCTGTATAAGTGATACACTCAGTGCCAACTAACACAACACCACCAGTCGCTGGGAAACGAGAAGCATCCACTAATGGGATAGTAGTTTGAGTATTGTCTACAGTTTCAGCTAAACGATCACGGGCAGATTCGTTAATGGCTTGATAGCGAACTGCAGAGTTACCTGTACGCATGTACGCTTCATCGTTTACGTTGTTTTGTTTCATACGGTGTACGAGGATCATATTACCGTCACCACCACGACACATGAAGTCAATGAAACCAGCACCGTACCAAGAGAATGAGATACCAAGCATCTGCATCTTGTTTAGGTTAATGTTATAGCCAGAGATACCAGTACCATCAATCTTATCGATGTTAAACTGTGACTGTGGAACACGCTGGTCGATAACCTGAGCGATCTTAATACCTGATGCATTATTAACACCACGATACTCTGGGTTAATAGACATAGTGTTATCGTCTGTAATAGAACCAACACGATAAGTCATACCACGAATAACGATAGTATCACCAACTTTTAACTGTTGTGTGAAACGGCAAGAAGATCCAGTCAACAACTGAGAACCAGCAGTAACAGAAACGAAACCAGACAACTGATAAGTTGCAGAACGTTTAACAACGGCAAGTTCTTGTCCGTCGAATTCCCAGAACAAACCGTTCTGATCATCGAATGGACCGCAACGAGTACACGCACCAATCCAGTTCTTAACAGTAACACGTGGAAGATTTGTAATAATCGCAGCAGTAGCACCTAGCTCATTAACAGCAGCTACAGTAAATGTTGATTCGTTAACTACACCAGTAACACCATAAGTGCCGTTGTATCCAGAGGTAACGACGCCAGAAATCTGAACAGTAGCGCCGATTTGTAGACCATGGTCAATCTCTGTAGACACAGTGATAACAGAACCAACTGTAGTAGCATTAGCAGAGATCTGGTCTAAGTTGATAACAGGATTAAACAAAACACCAGAAGTCCAAAGAATACCCTTACCAGATTGGTAACGCATGTATTTCTTAGTCTGACGAGAAACAGAGGCTCCGTGAGAAGGAAGGAATGTACCAATGTTAACACCACCATCGAATGGACGGTGTTGAACGTAAGCGTCTGAACGAGTATAAGTCTTGGCAATAATACCAGAGTTCGCTACAGCACCACCAACTCGAGCAGTGAATGTGAATGTCGTTGCAGTTGGAACAGATTCAACGAAGAAGTTACCATTCATTAGAGTGTGGTTTGTTCCAGAAGATGTAACAGTGTTAACAATAGGAGCGCCTGGAACTAGACCATGTGGTGCAGAACATGTTACTGTAATCTTAGATGGAGACACACCATCAGACGCATAACCAGTAATTGGAAGATCTGCACCAGCATAGAAACCACCACGACGTGCATAAGTTGACTGATTGTAAACAGAAGTGCCATTTACACCAACAATACCTTTAGCGAAGAAAGTAAATGTTGTAGAGTCTGGAACAGTTGCTACAACGAATGCACCTTCAGCACGGGCAGCGTTGGAAACACCAGCACAACCGAAGATAATAACTGGTTGTGCCACAGTAAGACCGTGTGGTTGAGAACAAGTAACAGTCATAACAGATGGATTACCACCGTCTGACGTTATACCAGTCATGAATAAGTCAAGACCTGGTTTTTCGTAAATACCTGGAATGCCACGAATGTCTGAGTAGTTCTGCCACTTAGTTGGCTGTAGACCGTATTCAAAGTCAGCGTCAATCAATGACTGTGGTTGAGCAACACGCATACGTTCAATCGCATCAACACCGAAAGCGTATGGGCGAACGATGTTACCGATTTGTTTTGGTGCGTCAGTGTAGATTGCTAGCTTGTCTGTAGACAGCATTGAAGAAGTGTCAGCTGCAATAGTTACAGTTGAAACTCCAGGCTGTTCTGAGTAGAATGTAGTAGTGTCGCTTGGATCGTATACGATTGAACCGTTCTTAGTTGGGTCACCAATCGCATAGATGTTTGTTTGTTGAGTCTTGTTAGCAATGATCAGGAGTTGAGTTAGATCAACTTTTCCTGGAAATTTAACGATGCCTGAACCTGCTTCGTTTGGGATGAATATGTATTTTTCAATTAACTGACGTGCCATGTTATATCCTTAGAAACCAAAAATAATAGAATAACCAAGATAGTCTGATTTGACTGATTGGTCAATGTTGTTTAACGAGATAATACCCGTAAAGCTCAATACACCTAAGTCATAGATGTTGTTGGTCTGTTCTGTGACAAGACCTTCATCTTCCTGAACAGTTAATACTAAGTCAGTTACCTGTCCCATATCATACTGTGAAGAAGCGAAAACTGCTGACGCTACAACAGCATTAGAGTCTGCGTTGACCCACTGCGTGCCGTTGTAAGTTAAAACCTGTTGTGTTTGTGGAGAAGATAAGTTAATATCCTCTAAGTTAGTTAGTTTATTGTCCTCCCACTGAACACCTGTTCCTGTAGACGCTAAGTGTTGTCCTGCTGTACCAGCAGAAGAACCTAAAGTTAACGTACCAGTTAGCGTTAAATTACTTGCGGATGCGCTAGTTAACGTAGGTGTCGTTAATACAGGGGATGTGAGAGTTTTGTTCGACAGAGTCTCAGTTGCAGTAGAAGAACCGAGATGTTGAATTGTGTTGGAAGAATCTTTGAAATACAGTTTACCATCAGCATAGTTTAATGCTAATTCACCGTATACTAAGTCGCTCGTTGTTGGGACTTTAGCGCCAACTGAGGACTTCTTGAGTATGATTTGATTACTCATTCATCTTCCTAAAAAGGTTAAAGCTGGGGTAAAAACCCCAGCGAACTAAGTTTATTTAGTCTTAGTATGTACCGCCATCGATGTTAAATCCATCGATGTTAGAATCACCAGCACCAGAGCCGATGATGTCTGTTCCAACATATACTTTCTTAGCTACAGACAAACCACCAGACATAACAACAGCAGCAGTTCCAAGAGGACCAGCATCAGTTGTATTAGTGAATGTCACTAATCCAGAAGCAGAAAGAGTTGTAGCAGCAACAGAACCAGCGAAAGAAGAAGCTGTGATTGTCTTGTTGCTTAGAGATTCAGTTCCAGATAATGTAGCTAATGTACCAGATGTAGGCAATGTTACAGTGGTATCACCAGTCATTACTAGAGAAGTTGTATATGCTCCGCTAGTT